TCACCCCACCAGCTTTTCGCCGTTGTTGGTGGCGGATTGTGGTTCAGGGCCTGCAAGGATGAAGTCGTTACCCGGCATGTGCGGGAAGCCGCGGAAGTTTTTGGTATTTTGAAACTTCGCCCGACATGTGCCCCAACCTTTGTCGCAACCAGCAGAGATATTTGCCGTCACCGGATAGGTTTGCTCAAGCACCAGCGGTGCCCAAAGTGTCAGCTTGTGTTTGCTCTGCTCAATAGTGTGGCTGGTTATGCGTAAAGGATGATTGGTGTAAGCACCGGTTTGGAACACAAGCTTGCCGAAGGACCACCAGCCAGTGGTGATGTCAGCATTTCCTTCGATGATCAGCCGATTGGCGGTATCCCTCCCGATGATACTCACTTGTCTCGTATAGGTATCAGAGTTCAGGTCGATCCCGCATTTGGGATCTCCCAGGTCTGCGTGACATTGGTGGGAGAGTTGTCGGCCTTTGGGCTCTGAGAGTTTGGCGGCCAGTGAGCGAAACTCGGCGCGGAAGACATTGGCATCTCGTGTGATTTCGCCCAGCGTGCCACGACGCAGAAGCTCGTGTTGCTCCGGGTTTTGCCAGTTGACCAGATAGACTTCGACTTCTGCATTGTCCCAGAGGCCCGCACTTAGGTCTTTTTCACTCAGACTCTCTGAGGAGAGGACGCCCAGCGCTTCTTCCTGTCCGGCCTGAAAATCCGATTGGGCCATGGCCTGCGAACCGTCTAGTCCAAATCCTGGCTCATATGTTTTGCCAAGCAGCATGATGGGTTGATCATGCGTGGTGAAGCCGAGGTTGAGGCCGGAAGGTGCTGTTAGTCGCCAGCAATAGGCTACAGTGGTGCATTTACCGTTCAGGTGTTCTTTCAAAGCAGCGTTGAACATGAAGATACTCGTGAGATTGAGTTAGCTGAGGAGTTCGACAAGCGGGATGGACGGCACCTGGCCTGCCTCAAAATGCAGGAGGTTGATTTCCAGCTGATCATTTTCAAAACGAGCGGGTGTATCGAACAGGAAACCAGCGGTGACCACCTGATGGTTGGTGGGAATGTGACCCTCCTGAAACTGGAGAATGCCTGTCAGCGGATCGAGCAGGACATCGCTGCCAACGGTTTTTAGTTGGCCATCGACGGCGACTGAGAGGGTTCCAGCCACTGGCTTGGAGATCTTGCGTTGCCATTTTACGCCAGCAGCGCCGACCTGTTTGATCAACTGGAACGCCGCGGCGGTGCCATCACCCGTACCGAGGGTGACGTCGGTTGCGGAGGGTGTCCCGTCAAATGCACAGGATTTGTGGTCCATGGGGTCACGGAATCTGAACCCACACAAACGACCGCCTACTTTTTCGAAGAAGGAGAGGACGCGGTGCAGGTCTGCTGCGCTTCGCAATCCGGTGCCCACATCAAAATGCCGTCGCGTTCCCTTCCAGATGGCGTTCCGTGTTTCGGCGCCATTGAGTAACCGTGTGACCTGACTGCGTTTTTCTACTCTGACAGAAGCCCCTAGGGAAATTCCAAGTGGGAATGATTCATCAACAAAACTTGGTGGCATTTCCCCCTCCTGTTTGACTTGGCTCAAGGCTGCCCCCCAACGAAGCATCTAATAGGTTTGACATGGGAAAGTTGTTTGCGTGATTTGCGCAGGCCCGTTGTTCATGCTCCTCCCTCTTTGCAAAGCAACGGTTTTTTCCAAAAAGTTTGCTACCACCGTCCGGTAGCAAAACAACGTCGGTCCTTGAGTCCCTCCTCTTCAATGCCGACGTCATAGCCCGCGTCGCCCCCGTCCGGTGGCGCGGGCCATTATCATCGCAATCTGTCCCTGAGATCTTTCAAAGCTGCGCACATCCTGTGTTGCCACGTTTATAGTGACGCTGGGCTGGTTGCTGCCTGCGCTCATAGCAACGCCGAGGCGACCATCACTGCCGCGCTGCAAAGGCAGGATTGCTTCTGCACCGGCCTCCCCCATAAGCCCCAGACCTGTGCCGTTTGCTGCGAACATTGTGGGGCTGGATACCACACCGCCTTTCGCGAAAGGCGTTACGCTGCCAACTGCAGAAGAGATGCCCGCAGACAGCAAGCCTTCCAGCGGTTTGAGGGCATTGTTGAGAGTGGAGCTGGAAAGGTTCAGCGCGACTTGTGAGAGGATGGATTGCAAGTCTTTGCCAGATGTGACAGCGCTTTGCAGGCCTTTGCTGAGTTCGGAGGAGAACTCTTTGGCCAGTACGTTGACCTCCTGCATGGTCACCTCCAGCTCGCGGGCATCTTCCACATTCAGTGGTTCGTTAAAACTATCAGTCATGATGGTGTGGGTCCTGTTCGTCGGGGAACTGGCGGAGCAGATCATTCAGCGTGCTGCGAGAAAGATTGTGCGTGTCCTGATGACCCGGCGGGTTCAGTGCCATCTCCAGCTCTTTTGGTGTTGCCTGCCAGAATGTGTGTGGTGACCAACCCAGCTCACGGCAGGCTTTGTGCAGCAGTTCATGCCAGAGCAGCAGGGTGGTGGTGATACGGCTCTGTTTCACGACTGACCGCGCTGTGACGGGGTATGCGGTTGCTGCGGAGAGAACGTGGCTACCAGCAGCTCACCTGCCAGCCTGGCAGTGGTGGTGATACGGCTCTGTTTCACGACTGACCGCGCTGTGACGGGGTATGCGGTTGCTGCGGAGAGAACGTGGCTACCAGCAGCTCACCTGCCAGCCTGGCAAGGGCTGCCACGCCGCCTTCGTGGGAGAGTTCGGCGACTTCCTCATTCTCAATAATCAGCCCACCACCGCGCAAACCTGCCCCCAGCACTTTGATGATGTCGGCAGCGCTCAAATGCCCTTCTGAAAAGCGCTCTGTTAGCTGTTGCAGGGAGGTGCAGTTGAGCGTGTCTTCCAGCTCCGCCAATGCGCCGAGTGTGAGCACCAGAATGTGCTTTTGGCCGCCAAGTTCCGCGAGGATTTCACCACGTCTGCGGTTGGCGCCCCGGTTATAGGTTTTCGATGACATGGTGTTCCTCAGGTCAGCGGTGTGAAGGTGAGCTCACCGGCAGATTCCAGCGAGATCTCGAAGGTGACTTCGGAGCGGTAGTCGCCGGAATACTCCAGTGCGGAGAGGTGGAACGGGCCTTCCAGCGTGCCGAAGCCGGGTAGAATGATCTGCCAGTCCCGCAGCTCTCCGGCGAAGAAGGCGGTGCGGACTTTTTCTGCTGAGGCTTTGTCGCGAAACAAGCCGCTGCCAGAGAGCGACGCATGGCGGGTGGAGGCGCCTGCCAGCAGCTCCCGCCAACGGCCTGTGCTTTCTGCATCGGTGATATCGATTGGGTTTGCGTTGAGTGCAAGGCGCCGCGAGCGCAGGCCCGCCACACTTTCAAAGGTGCCTGTGCCTGCTGTATCCAGTTTCAACAGCAGGTCTTTTCCGGCCTGTGCGACCATCTGTTTTCCTTTCGGGTATTGGCTTTAATCAGACTGCTGCAGCAGGATGGAGAACTTGATGCGTCCGTACCATGTGCGGCCATCACTCAGGCGGCGGCAGCTGGTTTCGGTCATGGTCAGGCCTGCGGCGTCAGTGCCCGCTGCTGGTGTGATCCCCGTTTCCAGCAGGTCATTGAAGATCTGCAGGATTTCCTGGGTCTGGGCACGGTCCGCATGGCGGGAGTAGACGCCGATGGAACCCGTGAGCCTGCCGCCCTCTTCCAGATGTCCCGTCAGCAGCTGCGTGGTGACGGCTTCCAGCGCGGCGTAGGGCAACGTTGCACCTCGTGGCACGCCGTCGAACATACGCAGTGGGTCCCCCAGATAAGGTTTGAGCGATGCCTTGGCGTGAATGGCCTGAAACAGGGCTTTGCGGAACTCAAGTTCCCCCATCATCGCCCTCCTCCTGCTCACAGAGGATCTGCATGAAGGCATCTTGCTCTGAGTTTGGGAGGATCGCTTTGACCCTCAGGCTCTGCCCGTCCCGCTCGATCCGCCAACCCTCCGCCACATCTGTACGGCGGCGAAGGGTGACGGTGAGCGGGTAGGAACTGGCAATGCGGCCTGCTGTTGTGGCCTCTGAGCTGGCGGAACCCTCCACCTGCCCCCAGACCATGACAGTTTGCTGATAGCTTCGGGTGACGGAGCCATCTGTGCCATGGGTGGTTTCAGGGCGGAGCAATAGCAGGGGTTCGTTGAGTGTGCCTGCCGCTCTCATATTCTGAGGACCTTGTAGGGAGATAGAGCGGCCTCAAAACCGTGGGGCATGAGGCCTGTGAGGCGGGTTTCTTCCAACATGGATCGGCGCTCATACCAGAAGCCTACCAGCATCAGGATCGCGGTTTGCAGGCCAGCGGGTACGGAGGTTGCCGCTGATCCGTAACCCGCTTTGAAGTCGATCTCGATGCCGTTGAGGTCGCGAAGTGGTCCGACCGCTCCTGCCTTGAAGCGCAGGCGGGCGGGGTTACCGGCCAGGTCCACCTGATAATCCGAGGCAGGCACCTGATGTTGGTTGCCATCCTTGTCATAGGTGTAGACCTGCAGGATTTGCGCGACCGGGGCGACTGGCAGGCGGATTAGGCGGTCTGGCGGCAAGTCATCCAGCAGCAACCGCCATTCCTGTTCTATGAGAGCCCGCCGTGTGAGTGTCTCCACCTGTTCCCGCGCGGCTTTGATTAGACGCCCGATCAGATCGTCCTCGTGAGTATGTGACACCCTGAGCTGCGCATGCGCCTGGGCGAGCGAAACCGGCTCCAGAGCCGGTGGCACTGTAAGTATAGCTGTCACGGCGGCCCCTCCTCTTTTGTGATGAACGCTGGTTAGGCGCTGAAGTTCAGCAGTTTGTAGGCATCAAAATCCATGATGCCGCCGCCAACGCGTTTGGTGATGTAAAACAGCACATTCGGCTTACTGGTGTATGGGTCTCGCAGTACGGAGATGCCGACACGGTCAACCACCATGTAGCCGCGGTGGAAGTCACCAAACGCGATGGCATAAGGGTCAGAGCCTGCTGTCATATCCGGCATGTGTTCTGCCTCTGTGACCGGAAAGCCCATGAGGCTTGGGTCAGCACCGGCGGATGCTGGCGGTTGCCAGAGGTAATTGCCCTGCCCGTCTTTCAGCTTGCGGATGGCGGCCTGCGTTCTGCGGTTGAAGAGGAAACGGGCGTTGCGGCGGATGGCGGTTTTGACGCCATAGATCAGCGAGATCAGCAAGTCTCCACCGTTGGTAGATGGAAATGCACCTGCCTCACCGGTCTTGATAGAGCCAATGGAAAGGCCGGTATCATCCAGTGAGCCATGGATGGTGCCTTTGAGCAGGCCTTGCGGTTGACTGGTGCCATTGCCGTTGAAGAAAGCAGCAGACTCTTTTTCCGCAAAGACGGTTTCCACCTCTTCTGCCAGAATTTCCCCGATGTTGACGGCGGCATCATCCAAGAGGGTCTGGGTGACCGCTGGTAGTGCCGACAGCTCGAAGATCTTCACTTCCCGCATCTCAAACTTCATCGCGTTGGTTGGCGTACTGCGGGCATCGGTTTCGCCTTCCCAGTCTGCATCTGGATTGGCGGAGACGATGGGGCGGCGATAGGAAGAGCCGGAGATTTTGCGGTTGGAGGCAATTGAGCGGATGGGCGACAGGGCCGTGATGCGGCGCAGGATGTCTGTTTCCAGTTGCTCCGGCACTAGATACCCGCCGTCAGCGGCTGTGCCAGAGGACATGGCTTTCTGTTCCAGCGTTTTCAGACGGCTCTCCTGCCCCTCGCGCATATAGGTTTCAAAGGCGGACTTGTGTTCCACCTCCGCCGTAGGACTGCTACCGGCATCCGGTGCAGAGCGTGGCAGGCGCTGGGACTTAAGCTGAAGTTCGTTGAGATGGCGCAGCTGGCCATCGATGATCTCGTCCAGTCGGGCCAGCTTTTCATCCAGCAGGACGTCTGAACCGGACTTCTGTTCCAACTCGGCCAGACGCATATCATTTGTCTGGGTGTACTCAGAATAAGCGTGATTGAGCTGATCGAAGCTGTCAGAACGCTCCATAGCAGAAGCAAAATGGCCGGTTGCGGAGCCGGAAATTATGGGCTCAGCTGATTTTCCTGCCGCTTCTCTGGCGAAGTCTTTGGTTTCCAATGCTGGATTGCATGTGCTTTTCATAGGATTATTTTCCTTGAATTGGATAATAAAAAACTGCGGAGCCAAACGGACACCACAGCTCATTGGTTCAGACTAAAAGGATCGTCAGGAGACGACGGTCAGTCGGGCAGATGGCAGCAGAGGGAACGTGACCAGCGAGATCTCCCAGAGATCAACTGCCAGCACATCCCGCCTGCCGGTTTTGCTGTTGCGCTGGGCGCGGCGGGTTTTGAAGCCAATGGACAACCCATCCAGAATGCCCGCTTGCACCATGGCGATGGCCTGCCGCCCTTGTGCGATACCTGGATAGAGCAGCCCTTTGACAAAGAGGCCGATGCTGTCTTCCTGAATATGCAGCCACTTGCCGATGGGGTGCGCCGGGTCATGCTGCCAGAGCATTTTCACATCCGAGAGCTTTTGTTTTTGCAAGGTGGTGTGAAATGCACCTTTGCGCATAACATCCCCGCCCTGATCGCTCAGCTCAAATCGGCTGGCATAACCCTCAATGGCGATGGGGTGATCTGTGTTCAAATTGCTTGCCTCCTTTAGAGTTGCTCGCGTTCATTACATTCACGCACCAAGCTCTAAATCTTTTTTCTACGCGTATTCTCGTCCGAAAACCGGAACCACTTTTCGGGAATACGCTATGAGCGAAATCAGTTGTTGTTTTTATTGGTCCTGTTGATGCTTTCAGCCTTCGCAGCCCGACGTTCTGCCAGCGCACCGGCAAGGGCCTGTGTGAAAGTGGCAAAGGTCTGTGCTGGCGGTTCTGTGCACCGCTCGGTGAGCTGTTGCTTTCGCTCCTTCGGTGCTGCGGCTGCTTTGTAATTTTGAGTCAAGAGCTTCCCTCAAACCGTTTACGTAAGCTCAATATTTATTGTGCGTATGTTTCAGGCATCCATGCGCAGCAGTTGGTTGAGTTTTTCCAGTTCGCACATGAACTCCTCAAAGCGGCGATTGAACCGGATGATTTGTTTCAGTGCCCATAGAAGCATGGAGGTGGACGTGCCTGCCCAGGCACCAAGCACCACATGGGCAAGATCTCCTTTTGCGGCGAGTGCTGTCATCAACTCACTCATCCGCCCCCTCCGCGCCGTAGCCCACGGCCATGCGTTTTTCATCACGGTTGAGGAAGTCAGCGGTGGTGATGCGATCCCACAATGCTTTGCGTTCCTGTGCCAACGCTTCAACCGCATCCAGATCCAACTCCAGAGCAATCTGCTCGCTGTAAGCACCAGAAAGCCAGTTGGAGAGTTCAGAGAGAACACGGGCGGCGAGTGGCACCACAGTCAGCCGCCAGAAAGCGCGATTGGCCTCCTGATAGTTGGCATAGGTGTTGTCTCCCGGAATGCCAAGCAGCATGGGCGGTACGCCGAAGGCCAGCGCGATCTCTCGGGCGGCCACGTTTTTCAGCTCAATGAAGTCCATGTCCTTTGGCGACATGCCCATCTGCTTCCAATCCAACCCACCTTCCAGCAGCATGGGTCGCCCTGCATTGCGGGCACCCTGATAGGAGCTTTCCAGCTCTTCCTTAAGGCGGTGGAACTGATCGTCGGTCATGTTCATGGCATCGCCTGCGCCATAGACCAGCGCGCCTGTTGGGCAAGCCGCATTGTCCAGCAGGGATTTGTTCCAGTCACCGGCGGCATTATGGATATCGAGCGCAACCTGGGCCGCCTCAATCGGCGCAAAGCCGTAGTGATCGTTGAGCGGGTTGAAAAGCTTGATGTGCAGGACGGGCTCTATCTTATCACCCGTCCCCTTGCGCAGCTCCACTTTGCGTCCGGCCACCTGATACTCATAGGCCTCTACCCAGCCTGCATCATCCACTAACACCTTCATGCGATCTGGCCGCAGAGCGTGCAGCTCACGCGGCTCGCCCTCCAGCGACACAGCGTCCACATAGGCATTGCCGGAGACCAGCAGGAAGCCGTAGAGTTCCTCCAGGAACGAGCGCCGTGTTTGGGTGGGTGTGGGCTGGTTCAGCAGGTCCATTAAAGGGTGCGTTTCCAGCTCCTCATCACCGACCTTGATGGTCACGGAGATGTTCGCCGCACTTTCTGAAATGAGGCGGACACATCTGTAGGCGATAGTATTTCGTAAATATCCTTGATTTATAAGTGATTCATAGTTGCGCGGGGTCCAGACGGCCCCTTCACCAAAGCGCATGAAGGCCACGGATTTTGCCCGGGAGGCTTTCTGCTCCGCTGCTGGTGAAAAAACTGATTCAAGAAGTCTGCGTAACCCCATGAGATCAGAGTCCTTTTTGCTCTAACTTAATGTTTTGATTCAAGTAATCAGATCGCAAAAGCCGTTTGCCGTTATGCCTGTCTTGAGAAACTGCTTTAGCTTTTGGTCTCGCGGATCTTTGTCCCGAAAATCGGCACCCGCATTTCAACAGCACGCACAGGTTTATTCCTCACAAACAGATTCAAGTTTGCGAGCTAACCTTTGATGCTACTGATGTTTTTAAAGATTGCGCAGGCGTGGTTTGCCTGTGGGGCGGCGATTCAGTTCTGTGATCGCCCAGACCAGTGCATCGAGCCTGTCCGGTGATTTTCCGTTGCTCAAACCAGCTGCACCGAAATCTGCCAGTTCATCTTCCAGTTCCGGGAACACACCGCAGTGGTGAACGCGGCCCTGCTCATATAGCAGTGCAACGGGTTCCGCTCTGCGGCGTTTGCTTCGTGTGGCGTGGACGGATTTGACAGGCACGCTGGCGTCCACGCTTTCAATCACCTCACGCACCATTTCCCCGCCCTGATTGACCTCCGCCAGCAGGCAATCAGCCTCCAACTGATGATAGATCCGGATGGCCTGATCTGCCCATGCAGCGGGGCGCAGGCCCTGAGCGGTTCTGTCTCGCAGGACGAACAGCTCAGCTGCTTCCGTTATGCCTGCCGCGATGATGCCGCAGGCGTCTGCCGACTTGCCAGATGTGGCGGGCGGGTCGATAGCAACCACGATGCGCTTTAGCTCTGGTATGTGACGCGTGCGGTTCATCTCGAACCATTTGCGGGCGAACAAGGCGTCTTCGCGATCTTCGATCAGCTCACCATCGAGCTCCTGCCTGCCGAGCCGGGTGCCGCCGTAGCGCTCTGCCATTTGTTGCAGGAAGGCTTCGGCCAGAAAGGCTGCGTTGGATCTGGTGCCAGCTTTCGTCACCACCACTCGCTGATCCTGTAGCAGCGTTTTCAGCAGCGGGGTAGATTTGGGCGTTGTGGTCACCAGTTGCTGTGGCTGCGTGCCAAGGCGCAGGCCGAACTGGAGCATATCGAACGTCTCCGTTGCATTGCTCCACTTGCCCGCTTCATCACACCAGGCTGCATCAAACTGAGGACCGCGCAAGGCCTCTGGATCCTCAGAGGAGAAGGCCCTTGCGATTGCGCCATTAGGCCACTCCAGACGGCGGCGTGATGGGTTCCACTGAGGTTTTTGGTTGGGTGGGTGCACGGCTAGCAGACCGGAAATACCTTCGATCATCACCTCCCGGACATCCGCATAGGTTTGCCCCACAAGTGCGATGTTACCCGCTGCTGGACCTGCCCATGGCTCGCCCGCTGTTTTGCCTCGCACCCATTCTGCCCCTGCTCTGGTTTTGCCTGCGCCGCGCCCTCCCATGAGCAACCATGTGGCCCAGTGGCCTTCTGGTGGGCGCTGATGGTCGTGGGCAAAGACCTGCCAGTTATATTGAAGAAAGCTCAGTTCATCTTTGCTCAGCGAGGCGATGAAGTCATGAAGTTTGCCCTGCGCCACACAAGCTTGCAATGCGCTGCGAAAGCTGTTGTCGCATCTGGTCATCACTCACCTCTTCTGTGTTGTCCGCGCCATGGGCCTCTTGCAAATCAATCAGCATATCCAGCGTTTTGGCGAGGCTGGTGATTGCCTTAGCGGTGGCGTCCATCTCACCGGCTGCCGATTGCGGATCGCCGCTGAGCTTTTTCAGTTTGGCTTCCAGCGCGCTCACCTGTTTCTCAAAGGCAGCATAGAGACGGGCGATCAGGCGTTTGCGCTCTTCCGTCCCGGAACTCGCCAGTTGCTGAGCCAACTCCCACTTGCGCAACCACCCTTCCCGTCTGATCCTGGTGGTGATGGTGCTGCTCGGCAGGCCGGTCTTGCGGGCAATGTCAGCAATGGAAATCGCCTCCTCTTCCACCATGCGGCGGACCACCTGCCAAACCTCTAAAGGCACACGTAGCCGCGCTGCCTGCTCTTCGTCCTCTTGGGGTTCCTGTTCCTCTGCCAT